AAAATACGGCACGTCTTTGTCGTCTTCTCGGACAACCGCTACGCTCTTAAATAGCCCGCGGGTCGACGCCCGTGTCCACGCAAAGACCTCCTGCTCGTTCTGGTACGTCAGGCTCAGGGCGCTCCCGTCGCCGCGAATAAACCAGATGATGTCGTATGGAGAGGGCGCGAAATCCCAGTCGACGATATATGCGCGGTCAAGCAGGTGACGCGCTAAGACAGTGATGTCGCGGCCAGTAAACTTGTCGGTCGCGAACTCGTAGGACAGCTCACGAATAAAGTTGCCCGGGGCCATGTAAAGCGCCACATCCCCAGCGACAATCGGGCGCAACGAAGTAGACCCGTAATAGCTCTGCGGCTTGATGTTTATCGTGGACGGGGTGAACGCGGCGTCAGCCGTGCCTTTGACCCGGTACTCGGCCCCCGTGGTCAAGAACACCAGATCGCTCAATGGGATGATGTGCCTGATCTCGTTGATCCGCCGTGCGGATAGTGTCCCGATAATGGCATCGTCGTCTCGCAATGGGGTGGACGTAGCAAAGTTGTAGAACACCCCGGTCTGTGTCGCCCAGAACCGATTTGGGAACACGTTCGAGTTGGCGTAAATCTGGCGCTGCTGAAAGAAGCCCGTGGTCGATGGCCAATAGCCGGGGCCTTCCTCAAAGGGGTTGGCAGCCAATGGCGCGGTGTCGCCAGTGTCTGCCTCGACAAAGGCGTCATGAAACTCGTCAATGTCAACTCTGCCGATGAACCCGTACAGCCCGTTGTCGTCCGCTCGATAGATGTTGTAGGTGTCGGCGTCTGCCGCGGGCACCCAAGAGACGGTGTTGTCCCACGCAAGCGCGGTCGCTTGGGTCTTTACAAAAGCCGTAAGCACTGACCCGCCCGAGGTATAGGCGCCATAGTCAGTGCCGTCGATAACCGCGCGGCCAGTGCTCATCAGCTCAAACGTCGTCGGGGTGGGGGAACCTAAAACAAGAAACCTGCGGTCGTTGAGCTCAGTCATGCCCACCACGCCGCTGATGTAGATCTCGTCCCCGTACGTCAACTCGTGCTCGCTCGACGTGGTTATCACGACAGGGCTGGTTGCGGTGGCGCCAGTGATCGTGATGCCGGCTGCGCTGAGGGCGGATAGGCTCTCTTCAAACGTGGCGCGGTTATTGGCGGTCACCTTGTACTTGAGCGTGTCGCCGTCGACTACCCATGTGCCGCCGCTGCTGTAGCTAGAGTAGCCCGAGCTGTCGACGCCCTCGAGGCGAAACGTATTCCCGTCGATCGCCGTGATGCGGTAAGTGTTACCATTGAGCTCAGTCATCCCGACAATGCCCGTGATCAGCACTTCGGCCCCCGTGGACAGCCCGTGCCCAGTGGAGGTGACGATTGCTGGGTTGGCGTTGGTTACGTCAGAGATCGACCCGCTCTGCAGGTAATTGTTTGTGATTGACAGGGCAGTCGGCGGCTCTTGGCTTGGGGAGAACTCGATCTCTGTCAGGGTCCAGTTGGTGTTTGTGATGCGCACCAGCTCGCGAGGGGCGTAATTAGGGTGGACGATAGTCATAACATCGCCACTCTGGGCGAACTCAATTTCAAATAAGTTGGCGGCAGCGTAGGGGGTCACGATCTCATAAGGGACACCCCCGTTCAGGATCTGGCCAGCATAGGTGTAGAACCGCATGTACTGATCGCCGAGCTCGAGGATATAGGTCTGCTCGGTGTTGAACTCGAAGGGGATCAGGCGGACTGTGCCAGTGGTCTTGGCCTCAGCGATAAACTGCAGCCCGGGCCGACTCTTCATCCCGCCGGTTACCTCGGAGATAAAGTTCTCGGCACGCTCTGCGCCAACAGCGCGCTTTGATAGATCAACCCTTGCAGCGACTGCCGGGGATACTTCACCGCCTGCAAAGCTAGGTTGCGTGAGCTTCGCCATTCTTTAATACCTCGCAGAGATCCACCCCGCCTCCGCAGGCTGGGGTGCCTCAAACCCTTCGTTGGCGTCTGTGGCTTGGGCCTTAGCAATCTCGATGTCGGCCAAAGACTTCATGTCAGACATGATCTGCCGGTCTCCGGTCAGGGGCATCGCGATGTACTGGGCCAGGCGGTAGGCAAGCGCAGTGACAAACTGCGGGTCGTATCGTTGCGGGTCGGGCTCCCGCTTGGTGTACTCGATGGTCGGGTCGAGCTGGTTGGTTAGGATGACGTGTACGTCGTCCTTGTTGCGCGCAGTCTCGTACCGGATAGGTGGCTGGTCGTCACCCAGCGGGTTTACAACACGGATGATGCGCAAGGCGTCGCTCGGGTAGGTGTACATGTACTCCCAATTCCCGGGGGCGTCCCCCACCAGATTGGCGGGGGTTGCGTATTTACGGGCGAACTTCCATGGGTGATCCCGAAGTACCATATCGCGCACATGCCCGAACACCAGATTGACCTGCTCGGCCTCCGGTGTCTGGTCGTTCAGTGAGGTGATGTCATAACGATCACCAATGTTCTGAAGCGCAAGGCGCGCGATTTCGACTTCGGATGCCATGGTCTACTCCTCAGAGCTAGGCTTGCGGCGCGAGCGCACTGGTGGCCTGCGGTTGCCGTCGATGACCGGCGCCGGGGCTTGCGCTCGCTTGAGCTGCTCCTCGTCCACCACCTTTGGCTTGATGGGTTTGGTCTGCTCTTCTTCCTCGAGGATGGCGGCGAGCTGGGCTTTGTCCTCAATGATCTCGGCAGACGCAGGCAGCTTGCCGTTGTCAGCAAAGAAGTCGGGCAAAGAATAGACGCGGCTGGCGTTCTTGCCGCGGCCCATGCGGCCAAATGCGGGGTGGTAGAAGCCGACTTTGTCGAAGCGTACGTTGATAGGCATTGGTTGTTCCTCTTCCAAAGGATGGCAGGCGGGCCCGAGGGCCCGCCCGTGTTATCAGTTCTGGTTGTCGGGGTAGGCTCTCCACTTCGTCACGTCCTTGGTCAGGAACGCATTGATTGCCCCTGCCGTGGTCGTGGTCGTAGCGGTGATGCACAGAATGCCGAGGTACTGCTCGTAGACTGCACCTTCCATTGGCAATGCGATCGCTGTGATCATGGCACCATCAGCAGTCAGGCCTGTGCCTGCTGCGCCGGTGACGAGCGGGTCGGTGTCGTAATGCACCGTCGCTGAGCCGTCAGTGGCAATGGCGGCCTGCGCATCCGATACGAGCCGGAACTTCACCGTACCGGCAGCGCCGCCGGTGATGATCGCAGTGTCGCACTGGATGACGAGGTAGATCGGTTCACCGCTGCCGATGTCCCGGGCTTCCTGCAGGTCAATGACGTCGCCGATGAGCGCGGTGCCAGCAGCTGCTGCAACGCTGGTCGCATCGGCGAACTCGAGTAGGCTATCGAGGATCATGGTTGATCTCCTTTCTCAGGCTCACACAACGCGAGCTTCGTTGATGGACAGAGCGTCAACCCGACGGATCGGATAGCCACCCCACGAGGTCTGCATCGTACCGCCAACCATTTCCATGGTGAGGGTCGAGTTCGAGACCTTCTCGGAAGTCTGACGGCGCAGGAACGCAAGCATCTGCTTATCCATGTACCAAACGCAGCGCCCGAACGATGCGTTCGGGATCTCCGTCAGTGCACGGTGCATCAGGTCGTTCAGATCCGCACCGGTGGTGAGGTCTGCCGTCAGCAGCGAGCGATCGATGTTGGCGATGCGCACGACATAGCGCCAGTCACGAACCGAGAGGCCCGCGTCCCAGCGATAGTGCGTACGATACGCCTGCATGCGGCCCTTGTTGCCGTCCGCATCTTCAATCGTCACCTCACCGAGGTCACGCTGCTTCAAGCCCGCCGCCGAGCCCTTTGGCACGATGCCATGGCAGGTGTTGGGAGACCAGCAGATGAGCCAGATCGAGGCGTTGTCCGATCCGGTTCCGCCACCCTCGATGATGTTGTCGCCGTTCTCAGCCGACAGATCATTGTAGCGTGGAGCGAAGCCGGTGAACTCTTCTGGGGCGGTTGCTTCGTCGCCATAGAAGAGGGTGTCCGCGATCTCTTGATTCATGCCCTCAATATGGGGGCGATCTTCCTGCAGACGGAAGGCAGCAGGATCACCCGCCATATCCACGAGGGCCTTGTCGACCTCCGCGTAATCTTCCAGCATGCCGCAGGTGTCCGTCACCTGGACCGCACGGCTCTTGGTCGGCTGAACGCCACCGTAGAGCTTACGCCAAGTTGGGGTCGGGAGACCCGAACGGATAGACGACCGGTGCCCGGTAGTCAGGTTGCCTTCAAGCCAAGTCATGTCCGCAAGGATTTCGTTGGTCTCGTTTAGGATCTCGATGACATCCGCAATGGTGCCGTCGGGATCAGTGACCTTCGCGAGATCTGCGAGGGTTGGGTTCTTGACGCTAAGTGTGGCCATTGTGGGCCCTCCTTTGGTTACGCCGATTTGTCAAACATGGACGGATACATTCGCTTCAGTGTCCCTTCCGTCTGCGGGGCGGCGTCGCCCTGCAGCAAGGCTGGATCAGCGATTGCTTTGCCCACGCGGTTCAGGAAGCGCAGCATCGCGGGGTGATTGCCGACCGCAAGGCCGCCCGGGTTTTCTGGGCTGGGCGACTTGAACAACGCCCGCAGATCGGGGTCGCCGAACTGCTTGAGGGCGTTTTCCGCAACCTTGAGGTTCTCGGCGAACTTCTCGCCACCGATCTCCTTGTCAGCCTTGGCACTCTGCCGCCAGCCGTCTACCTGACGGTCCCAGCTCTCAACAGCCACATCGTTAAGCTGCTGCGCGCGATTGATGTCGTACTCGATCAGGGCCTGATACTGATCTTGTGTCAGCCCCATATCGCGTGCCGTGTCGGCAAACGCATCAATCCTGCCCTTGGTCTCGTCATCAAGATCGAGGCCCTCGGGCGGCTCGAAGGCGTACGCATCTGGTACACCCTCACTTCCACCGCTCTCGTCATCCGACAGCAGATCGGCGGCATCCGTAACGCCTGCATCAGCAGGCGCGGAAGCATCGGCAGCGGTGGTGTCAGCTGCCGTGGCTTCGGTTGTTTCTGTGGTGTCAGCGAGTAGATCGCCTGTGGTCTCTTCAGTCATCGTCTCGTCCTCTCTTCCTATTCGCCGAAGTGGTTCTCTTCGAGCATCAGCATGAACTTGGCCTTTGCCTGTGTGCGGATTTGCTCAAGCAGCACCTCACCTACGGCTCGACCTCCTTCGTTAAAGGCACTGCTGTCACTGTCGCCGGGGATGTGACTGAGCCTGCCTACATGACATGTACCATAGATCAAGTCGTACAGGAAGCGGCGCCCACGCGGCTCTTTCAGGATGTAGTCCAGATCGCGCTGGCGATCCGCCTCCTCCTTTTCCGCTCTGGCGACCTGTGCCGGATCTGATGCGTTGTATGTCATACGGTTTGCTGGCCCCCCTGCAGAAGAGCGGTCAGTGCGTTAGGGTTCTGCGTGTCAGCTTCAGACAGCACCTTAGCTGCCTGCGCACCCTGTTGCAGCTGCATCATCTGCTGTTCTGCCTGCTGCGCCTCGGCCCGCTGCTGACGAAGGGCGGCCACCTCATCGGCATCGCGCATGATGTCTGGGCTGGTGCCGAGGATCTCGCCGTAGCTGCGAATAGCCTCGTCGGCGTTCAAGTTGTCGATGATGTCCGGGAACACGGCGCTTAGGTTGCCAGCGAACGAGAACGTGCGCTCGATGGAAGACGCGGCAACCGCCTCCTGCGCCTGCGCCAACAGCGAGATGTACTTGACGTCAAGGTCTACGCCCTCGAGCGCGGGCGGCGGCGGTGGCAGAATGCCTGCCTCGAGCGCGAACGTGAAGACGTCCTCGATCAGCGGGTCGAGGAACTCAGTGTTCAGGCGCTGCAGCACCGGGCCCAGCAGCACCAGCTTCTCCTCGTGGCGTTCAGCGACCTCGGTTGCGGTCATCATGCGGCGATCGCTGTTGATCATCATGGCAAACAAGTCAGCATAGAAACCGCGTTGGATGCGGCTCTGCACTTCCTGAATGTCCATCATCAACTCGTTGATTCGAGGCTGCACGGTATACGCTGGCTGGAAGCCCTGCGTCCCCTGCTGCGGATCGACGTAAGTCGTGCCGCCCGGCAGCACGGTTGACGGCTTGCCCTTCAGCGACATGCTGCCGACCATGGGCGGGTTGACCATCTTGTCGATCGCCTGCGCCTTGCGCTTCTGCTCATGCTGCAGCTGCTTGATGTCGCCGAGCTGCTCCATCCCCGGGCTGACGCCGTAGACGTCACCGCCCAGCACATCCCAGCGTGGGCAATAGGCCGGGAAGGTGTCGAAGCCGCCCTCTTGCAGCAGCTTGTCGCCGTCTGAGCCCTTCTCCATGTAGACGTCCATGAACGCCTTGTTCTTTGGGTCCAGCGGGCGCGACAGGTCGCGGTCTTCCATACGACGCGGCTGGATCATGTGAATGATCTCGATGCGCTCGTCGTAGTTCTTCTGATCCCACAGGCGCTTGACTGCCTTTGATACGTTGGACCAGTCTTCGCTACCATCGCGCTGGATGACGAACTGCTCGACGACCTGAGACACGCTCATCGTGAACTCCCGACCAAGCGTGTTCGCCCGGCCAAACTCGTCCTCGGCGATGACGTACTCGCCAGCGGTGAACGCGCGAAACGAGATGATGTCGGTGGGGTGACGGCGGCGATACAACGCAGCAGTGCCAAACGCGCCCAACTCGCTGTAGATGGTTGACGCGCTGTTGTAGAAGTTTGAGCGGGTCAGGACGGTGCGGAGAATACGCTCGACCTGCCCCAACCAGTCCTTGACGCCAGCCACATCCATCAGATCTGGGTTGGGTGTCTGCAGGCGAAACCACGGGCGCGCCGGGCTGGTCATGCCGGACATCATGCCAGCAGACAGCGTGCGAAGCGCCTGCCCGCCGGTGTTGTCGACGATCTTGGTGCTGCGCTTGCGGCCCTTGGTGCTCTGGCTTTCGAGCAGGTAGCGGCCCCGGCGCGGGATCAGGTAATCCGAGATCTCGACCCAGTGCGACCGCCAGCTCGAGCGGTCGTCCTCGAGACGCTTCCACCGCAGGAAGATTGCGCCGCGCTTGCCCTTCAGCGAGCTGTTCATCAGGTTCTCAGGCGTCTGCGCTACCATGGCGGTTCCTTACTTTGCCGACAGGGACGGCTTGGGGGGCGGAGGCGCAGTGTCCTGCGCCTTCGCCCGCTCCACGATCGCTGCGTTTGTTCTTTGCTGTGACATCACTGCCCCGTCAGCGACTTCAATGCGCGCTGGGTATCGCCGATGCCGAGGCCTTGCGATCCGCCGACGTTGCGGACGCTACCACCTACGCCTTGCTGCATGCGACCTCGACGGCTGGCGTCGGCCCGGGCGCGGCTGCTCTGAGCGTCTTGCATCGTCGGTGCAGGCGGTGGTGCCGCGGGAGGCGGCGGAGGGGGCGGACTGCCGCCACCAAAGCCGGGCAGTGTCAGGTAGATGGCGAGGCGTGACATACGATGTCTCCTGATTTGATGCTGATGAGGTGCTGACGCAGCTGCCACGGCGTCAATGCCAATGACCTGATGCCGCAGATGGATTTGGTCAAGCCGACGCAGCTGTTCAAAATGAACGGGACGGGCGCGCGGGTGGCCCTGCGCTTGATCGAGATGACCTCTTTGCCTTGGTCTCTAAGATACTGCACAAGCGGGTATTCGGGCTCGCACAGCACGGTCGTGACGTGGCCCTCAAGGCGCATGTCGTGCCCAACCCACGAGTGCTGGCGGTCGTCGATGACGGCGCACCAGACGTGCCGATACCCCTGCTTCAACAGGCCACCGAACGGGTGCAGGTTGTTATGCTCAAAGATCACGAGTGCGTCTGTCATGGTGCGAATGTACACGGCAGCGGGCGGCGTGTCGAGATCAGCCTCAGAACGGGTCGTAATCGCCCTGAGGTTGTTGGTAGTCCACGCCTCTATACCCCGACCGCTGGGTCTGGCTGACAGGCAAGGCGTAGGTCAGCGCCAGCGCGTCAGCCATGTCAGGGCTGCTCATGCCGCGCTTCTTCATGTCCTCTTTGCGCTCGAGCTGGATCTCGTTGCGCAGGTTGTAGCCGTACTCGACGCCGGTCAGGTCGGTCTTGAGATCCTCGTCGTCTGGCAGGCGGATGCCCTGCTTGATCGCCTCGCGAAGGTTGGCCCACATCTGGGCGCGCATGTTGGCGTGACCCTTCTGCGTCGCCTTGCTGCCAAAGTTGATCTCGATCACATCATGTCCCAGCTGGCGCAGGCGATCCACCACCGGGCCGCCGACGCCGCCACCGTCGACCATGATGGCGTCGGGGTTCTTCTCGTTGGCGATGCGCGACACCTCGGATGCCAGCGTCATGCTGTCCACCTGCTGGTAAACGTGAATGCCTTGGCTCTGCGCGTCGCGCCCCTGCCGCAGGTAGATCACGCTGCTGTCATCGCCGAACCGGGCGACGTCCACGCCCATGACCAATGGCTCACTAGGACCGACGAACACCTCGAGATCGATGCACCTCTCGACATCGCCAGCGCTGATAAACTGCAGCGATCCAGCGTCCGGGAACATGCCACGCACGCGCACCTTGAAGAAGTCGCTGTCCTCGCCGTAGTCCTCTTTCCATTGGGTAAACAGCTCCTTGTTGGTCTGTTCCACGTCTCGGCTGTCGATGAAGCGACGAATGAAATTGTTGCGGAAGCGGCCCGCCATGTTCTGGTAGAAGCGGCCGCTGTTCCGCGTCGGGTTGCCGAAGTCGAAGGTCATCGGCTCGCCGTCGGTCAGACCGCCCTCTCGCACCTCGTAGATCCGATCAGGCACGGCGCTGGCCTCGTCGAATATGTAGAACGGCGTGCTGTTGGCAGCGTGCAAGCCCGCAAACGCCTCGCTGTTCTCTTCGCGGCTGGTCAACGCATCGACGCGCCACGTCTCGCGGTAATCCTTGTGGTACATGTTCAGCGACCCGCTGCCGCTGTTGAGCTCGTACCAATGCCGGGTCAGCCCCAGGCCGTGCCACTTGGCCAGCTCGGACCACGTCTTGGTGCGCAGCTGCTCGCCGGTGTTGGCGGTGACCACGCCCTTGGCGAACGGCCGGGTGTCCATGATCCAGCGGATCAGCCACGCCACGATCGCCGACTTGCCGATACCATGCCCCGACGCGGTGCTGAACTGGATGGGGGCGACAGGGCTCATGCCATCGAATCCCCTGGCTTTGACCTCCCCGGCCAGCTCGAGAAGCAGATCCTTTTGCCAGTCCTGCGGGCCCCTGCGGCCCTTGAGCTGCCCAGTGCCCCACGGATAGCTGACAAGCACATGCCGCAGCGGGTCTGCGTAGCAGGCTGCCATCTCGTCTGCGATCTGCTTGTTGGCTTCGGCAAGGTCGGTCATCTGATGATCACACGGGCGGCGCGCTCGTAGCGGCCTGTCCCCCAGTTGAATACCAGTGGGTCTAGGTCGTGGTTGCGCTCGAGCCAGAGCACCGGCGGCCCGCCTGCGTCGTTGGTCTCGATCATGAGCACGTCATCATCGATCTCGGGCACTCCAATCCAGAGGTCATGCGAGCGGGTCATAGTCATGCACCGTCTCGGTGATCGCCGCCTCGTGCTGCCCCGGGCATTGCTCCGGCGCTGTTGATGCTCTCGCCCCACAGCTGGTGCAGATCTGCTCGCTGCCCTGACCCGGCAGCGCTGGGCCCCACTTGTGCGGCTTGCTAGTGTACGCGGTATTCGTCATCGGCGTCCTCCAGCGCATGTGAGGCCAGCGCCCTGCCTTGCTGCAGCCGTTCGACCAGCGCTGCGCCTTGAAACACGTTGATGTCTGCTTCGATCTTGGCAGGCAGGATCTTGGCCAGCAACGCAAGATAGGCTCGCGGCTCGAGCTGCGCCATCTGCGTGAGGTATTCCGCGCCGCCGACGTTGGCGAAGCTCTCCTCGATAGCTTCCTTGAGCAAGACCGTGGTCTTATTCTTGGAGCCTCTTCGGCGGCCTTGCCCGGCGTTCGGCGGCATCGTGCCTTTTTTCGCAGCCATCTACAGCTGATCTCCTGTTTACAGTTTGGCCCAGTATGCCGCAATCAGGGCGGCTTCGGCAACCCCATCGTCGGCCTTGTATTTGAGCAGAGCGTCTGCAGATGCGCCAAACATGATCTTGGCTGCGTCGATGCTGGCCTGCTTGTCGCTGCTCAGGCCCATCGCTTTCTTCCACGCTGCAGGCGTGACGTAGTGCACCGGCTGGCCGACGCTGAACACCAGGCTCTCGATGCCGCCCAGCATCCGACCGAACTGAAAAGATGAGCTGACGCCCTGCTTCGGCATCGCGTGCACAGCCTCGATCACCGCCACATCAAACGGCACCAAGCAATCGCTCCACCAATCGACGACAGCCCGGGCATCAACCTGCTTCTTGCCGCGCAGCTCCACCACCGGCATCCGCGTACCCTTGACCAGCCGACCGCCGTGCAGGATCGCCAGACCGCCGGTCTGACCGGGATCTACCCCTAGAATACGAATGCTGCTCATGCTACTGTGTCCTTGCTCATGTGGTGTGGGCAGAGCCTAACAGCTCCGACGGCCTCGGTCTATCTGAAACTTCTCCCTCAGATAGACCGAGGTCTTTGTCTTTTTTGACCTACAAATCTGGTTGGCTAGAGCCCCTGCACGCCGCCCCTAAATGGGCCCGAGGTGCAAACCATAGGGCCCCCCTTTAGGGGGGCAGTGTATGCACCTAAATAACCCATTGATTTTATTGGGTTATTTAGGTGCAGAGGTGCAAAACCTAAACGTATGTAAGCCATTGATTTCATTACCTTTCATTAGAACGAGGTGCATGCACCTCTTGCACCTTGCACCTCAGCTGCTGACCCTAATCAAAACCTTCAGCCGCTTCGTCGGCGACCGCTTTTCATCCCAATCGAGCGCCACGAAATGGTTCACCGCACGGGTCTGCGACGCCAGCACCTCGAGCAGCTTTGCACCTCTCCCACGGCTGCGCAGGATCTTGTCCTTGCCGTCGTGGTCCCAATGCTCGACGTGGTTGTCACGGAAGAACTGATCGATGGAGGTCAGCGTCACAAAATGCTCCCCCTCGCCCAGCATCGACACCAGAGCGCTGGCCCACGCCACCCGCTGCCCAGCATCAGCCAGCGCCGTGACGCCGCTCAGCGCGTCCTCCATCTCGCCTTCCGCATCCATCAGCGGCACCCACTGCAGCGCGCCGATCGGCTTGCCACCGAGCTTTACTGGGTGCGACACGAACTTGTATGCCGTGGCAGGCAGGGTCTGGCCCTCGCGCTGCTTGGCGTGCTCAGTCACGATGTACCGGTCCAGCTGCCCGTCGCGCTGCATCTGGAAGAGCGTGCGCCGGTTGTCCTTGGCGGCCCTGCCTACCCGGCACGACGACGGCAGAAGGGGGAACATTGTGAAGCCCTCATCCAGCGCCGAGAATATCGCCCCGCTGCCACGCCATGCGTTGCTGTCGCCGCTCAGCGCGTCCGGCGCCTCGCTGCGATCCTTGGGGGTGTGGTGGATGAACATGACGGCAGCGCCTGTGTGCTGCGCGATGTACTGGAAGCACGAGATGATCTGATCGACCGAGGCTGCGCTGTTCTCTTCCTCGCCGCCCAGCGTGTTGAACGGGTCAAAGATCACCAGCTCGATGTCGTCGCGCTTCACCTTGTCCACGATCTGATCCAGCAGCTCGAGGTTGGGCACCAGCATGCCCTGATCCTGCGTCAGGAAACGGATGCGGCCTAAATCCTTGCCCCTGACCCATGACCTGCGCCCACCGACCAGACCATTGGCGTGCATCGCCGCCTTGATCCTGCGCTGCAGATCCTCACCCTTCTCCTCGTTGGCAAAGTACAGAGTCGAGATCGGCTTGTTGGCTGCGGGCAGGCCCATCAGGTCGGTGCGCCCTGTTAGCAGGCAGGCGATCAGCAACGCGATGTAGCGGGTCTTGCCCACGCCACTGGGCCCTGCGATGGAGATCAGATCTCCCGCCGGGATCATGTCGTCCACCAACCAGTCGATGTCTGGGAGCTCTGTCTGCAGCAGCTGGTTGCCGTCGATCGTGACGTACTCCCCATCGTTCAGATCCACCGGCGGCAACTGTGGCGGCTTGGGGCGCAGGTAATGCATGACCGTGCCACCGCGGATCGGCTTGCGCCCGCTGGCGAGCACCTCTTCCGGTGCCGCCGCGTGATCCCACATCTTTATGGCCTCGATCTCGAGCGTGTCGGCGTCATCGCTGCCATCCCAGCGGCGGCACCACCCGATCCATGCATCGCGTGCTGCGTCCTCGTATGGTGTGCCGTGCGCCTCGAAGTGCAGCCCGTGCCCGATCGCCACCCATGCGTCGCGGTCTTGGATCGTGTTGTCGGCCTGCATCACCACCTCGATCAGGCGCTCGACGTCTACCCCTCTGCTGGCAGACAGCAGACCTGCTGCCATCTCATTGATCTGCACCGCGACCCGTGTCGGCATCCATTCTGGCAGCTCCGCTGCTCCTAGATTGTTGGCCCACTCATAGACCCCGTTCTCGAACCTAGACGGCGGCAGCACCACAACACCCCGGTGCTTGATGTCGACGCCATTGTAGCCGTTGAAATTGCCCGGGAACCGCTCGTCCGCGTCCTCGAAGTAGTGATGCTCACCACCAGACGCGGAGCGAACCATCATGGTCGGCACCAGATCCTTGTCCCAGTTGCATCCAGCCTTGTAGAGATCGAGGTCCAAAACGACGAAACCATTGGCCTCTGGGTTCATGGCGATGTTGTCGCTTGGGTTCTTGTCCCACCACTTTTCGACCTCTTCGACGGTCATGCGCGAGCCAAGGTAGCCCTTGATCGCAGGGATCTTTGTGCCTGCGCGGCACGGAAAAATCCAAAAGCCACCCTTTGCCAGCTGCACCGCGGCTTGTTTCATTTCATTCATTTTCCACTCCGTCTGGTGTTGACGGAAGGCACAGGCGCGAGATATGGTGGCAGTGCTCGGTACTGCCGGGAGTGCTCACGCCGTGGACCTCCCTGAACTGGCCCCGCCGCTCACACGGTGGGGCCTTTTTTCTTGGACCCCCAGCATAGATGCCCAGCGCCACTGCGGTCAATCCAGCAAATTTTTTCACCGGCCCCCTTGTCAGCTGCTGATCAGTATCTTATATCTACTAAACACACCACAGGAGACCACGCCATGAAATACGACACCATCATCCAGATCACCGACGACTACGCCATCGACTTCGACGCGTATATGCGCGAAAAGAAAGGACAAAAACCATGACATCACTATACATTATCATTTTCGCCATTGGCTCGATGGAGATCGGCCACATCACCGGCAAAACGTCAGCCGTCTGCGACCAGATGCCCGCGATGGTCGAAACACTGGAAGCGCTCTGGGGCGAGCGGGTGGACGCATACTGCCGCGATACAGGCATCCCGTTCCTGCGCCCGGTGGCACGGCCATGATGGGTGGTGACACGAGACGCGTTGCTGAGCTACACATGGCAGGTCACAGCCACGCTGCGATACAACTAGCCACCGGCCTCGGGTATACCAAGGTCGTCCGGGCTGTCGTCGCTGCGCGCAAGGCAGGCATGATCCCACCGCGCAAACTTAAAGCACCACCGCGACAGCGCGTGAAGGACATCCTCGCAAGCAGGAAAGTCAGGCTAGGGTACATGAGCGACGTGCTGCTGGGCCTGACACCAGACCAACTGGATTGGCTGGCTACCGAGGTGGCTGGGGGTGGCTATGAATCAGTGGCCGAGTACACACTAGAACTGGTGCGCGACGCACATGCAGAGTCAACACCACAAAGGTGAGGTACGAAATCTGACCCAACCCCCCTTGACTGGCGCTTGGTCAGCAGCGTATCCTGCACCTCTGAACTTGAACCTGAACTTGAACGGACACCACATGGAACTGCTACCCCACCAAATCGAGGACGCCAAGTTTTTGGCGTCACGCCGGATCGCCGGATGCTTTAACGGCATGGGCACCGGCAAGACCCTCACCGCGCTCGAGGCGCTGATCGAGGCCGAGGTGCGCCGCGCCGTGATCATCGGCCCGCCTATCTCGCTCCGCATGTGGGCGCAGGAGGCTGCCAACTGGACCGGCGCAAAGGTCCAGATCCTGTCGAAGGGGTCGACACCGATTGATCGCGATCGCGATCCCGAGGTCGAGATCCTGATCTGCTCGTACGAGATCGCAACCAAGCGCCAGCACGAGCTGATGGCGTGGGCACGCGCGCCGCTGAACGGCATGCGCTCCGCGTTGATTTGCGACGAGAGCCACGCGCTGAAGAGCACCAAGGCCAAGCGCACCAGGGCGATCCTGGGCAGGGGTGGTCTGGTCGAAGCATTCCAGCACAGCTGGTTCCTGACCGGCTCGCCCATGACCCGTTGGGCCGACGACCTGATCCCGTTTATGTTCCGGGCAGCGCCAGACCAGATCAAGAAAAAGATCGGCGCGCTCAACATCGACCGCTTCAACCTGCGCTACTGCATCGTGCAGGAGCGCAAGTTCCCCGGCGCGCGCTTCCCGGTGAAAATGACAGTCGGGTCGCGTAATCTGGACGAGCTTGGAGCGATGCTCGCCAGCTGCGCGACCCGCCGCACGCTGGACGACGTGTGGGAGAGCATGCCCTCCCTTACACATACCCGGCTGGCGGTCGACGTGTCGGGTCTCGGCGCGATAAATCGTGCGATCGAGAAGATGACTATGTCTCAGATCGAGCAGGCCATCGCCCAGAACGACGAGAACCTCGCCACCATGCGCCGTGAGATGGGCGTGTCGATGGTGCCTGCCGCAGTCGAATTCATCTGGCAGCGCGCGGACGCAGAGCAAGGTGCGATCCTTGTTGGCGCGTGGCACCGGGAGGTCATCGACACACTGGCGGATCTGCTGCACGTCAAGAAGCTGCGCGTTGCCAAGCTCGACGGGCGGACCTCTGCCGCCCACAAGACCGAGCTGCAGCGCCAGTTCAACGAGGGTGAGCTTGACGTGTTGGTCGGCCAGATCGGAGCGATGGGCGTCAGCCTCAACCTGCAGCAGGGCGGCAACTGCATTGTGGTTGTCGAGGAGGATTGGTCGCCCAGCGTGATGGACCAGTTCTACGCCCGCCTGCACCGCATGGGTCAGGGCAAGCCCGTCCACGTCGACACCCTGTACGTTGACAACAAATTATCCAAGGCGGTCACGACCATTTCGATGGCCAAGCGCCGCGCCCACACCGCAACTGCAACAGCCCATCAGGAGGCAACACAATGAACTACGAACTGAAATGCGAGGATCTCGAGGCGCAGAACGCCAAGCTCCGCGCCGAGATCGACAACTTGCAAGCCCCCCCCACCATCACCGACATCATCGGGCCTGCGGCATTCGACAGGATGATCGAGCTCTACCCATCGTTTCGCGCAAGCGGCACGCCTACCTGCCATACGGACCCCGCGCCCGAGGTGCTGTGGTCGTGTGTTCGGATGCTAAACCGCATGGAGAAGGAGCGCGAGGATGCGGTGCACCGCAGCATGGGCGCAACCGCAGACTACGGCGACCTCTACGCCCGGTACGAGCGTGCCACTAATGCGCTGGCCGAGTACGCCATGCGCGCAGTAGAGGAGTACGAGGCATGATCAAGGATTTGGTATTGCACGGCGCGCAGGCGCTGGACGACGACGAGGGCTTCGGCATCGATCGCTCGAAGTACATGAACGCCTCGACCGCTGACAGCTGCATCCGCAAGCAGTGGTTCGAGCGCAAGCTGCCGCCTGTCGAGCAGGACTGGGGCTTTGCCCGCCGGGGCAAACAGGGCGAGCTTTACCTCGTCGACTGCCTGCTGGCGTCGGGCGCTGAGCTGGCGTACTGCGGCGACGATCAGGTCTCGATCTTCAGCGAAGAGCACCGCATCAGCGGGACGCCTGACGGCTACATGTCGACCGACCACGGCTGGATCGGCATGGAGTTCAAGACGATCGACCCGCGCACCAACCGCAACTATTTGCCAAAAGCGGATCACATCACGCAGCTGCAGGTCGGCATGGAGCTGGCGCATCTGCAGGGCGATGAGTTCCCGCAGCCGGTGGCTGGCAAGCTGGTTTATATGGACGCCTCAAACTACAACGAAATCCTCGAGTTCGACGTGCCGCGTGACCGTGACATCCTCGACCGGCTGGCACCGCGCGCCAAGAAGATGTTGAATGCCAAGGGCGCAGACCGCCTCGACCGCGAGGGCAAGCGCGACGGTCAGTGCAAGAAGTACGGCGGCTGCCCCTTTGCAGAGCAGTGCGGCATCGAGATCGAGGGCGAATCCACGGTCACCCGGGGCAACCGTGGATCTGGTCTCGACGGTGCGGTGCAGACCTACGTCCTTGCCAAGGGCGAGGAGCAGGAAGCGAAGGCCCGCAAGGACGCCGCCGCAGAAGACATCAAGACCGAGCTGAGGGCGCGCAACGCCAAACAGCTGATCGTGGGTAACCACAACGTCGCAATGACATCGGTCGCCGGGCGCCGCTCGTACGACTGGAAGCAGATGGAGAAGGCGGGGATCGACCTCTCGCCCTTCATGAGTACGGGCAAGCCAACCGAGCGGCTGACCGTAGAGTAAACTGAACCTGAACCCTGAATAGGAGACTATCATGTCTACATCTCTCGCAGCCTACGCCAAAGGCGGCAACCTCCCCACCCTCGACAAGAACGCGATGGCGCAGGCGCTGTCTGCCACCAGTGCGGAAGAAAGCGCTGGATCTGGCAGCACGGGCGTCGAGTTTGTCTCGTTCTCTGGTAAAACCGGGGCCCTCACTTATGGGCGCGACCGTGACGACCTTGATCAGGAAGAGCTGTTCCTGATGGAGCCCCGCTCTGCCTTCCGTGGCTGGACCTGCTGGAAGGACAACAAGCCTGTTGCCCGCCACGAGTGGTCGATCTACCAGCCCCAGCTGGCGGTCAAGGAAAGTGACCTTGAGGACAAAGGCCCGTATGCTCGTCAGCAGGACGGCTGGCAGTCGATGCTGGGCTTCGGCTTCATGTCGACAGAGGGCGAGGTGGTGCAGTACCGGTTCAGCACCAACAGCGTCAGCGGCAAGAACGCGGTGTCGGGTCTCTTTGATGAGATCGCGCAGCGTACGATCCGCGGTGAGCCGAATTTTCCGCTGTTCTACTTCAATCGCGAAAAGTTCCAAGCTAAGGGCGAGTGGAACTGGAAGCCGAAGTTCGCCATCGACGAGTGGATCACCGAGGCAGATGCCGCCGCTATGCTGGGCGGTGAGGCCGAGCCAGAGCCCGAGCCAGAGCCCGAGCCAGAAGAGGCCAAGCCTGCTCGCACACGCCGCGCACGCCGCACCTGACCAACGGGGCGGGCCTTCGGGCCCGCCTCTCCACACCACGGGAGACCCACATGGAATACCAAATGATCACGACCGAGGACGGGCTGAACGATCTGCTCGACCGGATCGGCAAGACCCTCACCGCGCTCGACTTCGAGACCACCGGCCTGCGCCCTGCGGAGAGCGAGGTCAGGCTGGCCCAGATCTGCAACGACGATGTCTGGGCGGTCATCGACTTTTGGGCGCTCGAGGGCGGCTCGTTCGCACCCTATGCCGAGTGGTTCGAGGACGGCACATGGATCGCCTTCAACGCCGGGTTCGAGTACCAGTGGTTCGACGCCGCCGACGCGCCTGACGTCAAGGTCATCGAGGTGGCGCACGCCAGACGCGCCCGGATGGGCGGCGATCAGATGTCGCTGGCTCTGATGCTCAAGGCAGATCTCAAGTACGAGATGCCCAAAAACCAGCAGATCTCGAACTGGGGCGCGCCCGAGCTGAGCACAGAGCAGCTCAAATACGCCGCAGACGACGCGCTGTGGACGTGGAAGCTGTGGCAGCACTGGCAGGCCGAGCTCGACAAGCACCCGGCTGCGCGGCAGGCACAGGCCATGTTCGACGACCTGATCGTCCCGGTCCACGAGATGCGCGAGACAGGCCTGCTGCTGGATCAGGCGCGGCACCGCGAGCTGGTGGCACTGTGGGAGAGCAAGAAGGTGGTGTACGAGGCCGCGATCCGCGAGCTGGTCAGCGAGAAAGAGGTCGCGAACCTGCAGTCACGCAAGCAGTGGAGCGACTATTTCGGCCAGATCCTGCCTGACGAGTAC